AATTACTAAAACAACTTTTAAGGAGGCTACAAAAACATGCGGGATGCTAAGTAAGGCTGTACCGATAGGCACCGACTCAGACGAAGATATAGCAAGGGCAGTCGGAGTTGGAGGATTAAAGGAAGACAAAGGTGAATTTGGTCAATTAACGGCTGAAGCTCTAGCCAGTAAAGGAGGATATGAAAAAGGAGATTGGGTCTACATAATAAAAGATGATATTAAATATTATTTTGTTTGCCGCCAAGCTAATGGCGCAAATAGCCAAAGCGATCCAGCCATACCTCCCCCTAATTCTACTTATTGGGTAGCAGACGAATGTTCAAAGTCTTTAACAGGATGCAGAATGAGATGGGGTTCAGGACTGCCATCGAATAAAGGGGCTGTGCCCTCCGACCCCAGTGTTTTGAATAAAGGTACTCTACCTTATGGCGGGTTCCCAGCAGCTAAAAAAATGTCTAGATTAGGTTAATGATTGAAGAAGATATAAAACAAAAAATAAAACAACACGCTCTATCAGAGAATCCTAGAGAGTGCTGCGGGGTTATAATTTCTTCTGAAGATAAGACTAGCGTTATTGAATGCAGAAACGTATCTGACAACCCTAAAGAAACTTTTTCCTTAAGTACTGCTGATTATTTAAAAGCCTCCCGTAAAGGCAAAATAAAAGCGATCTACCATTCTCATCCAAACCAAAATAAAATATTTTCTAATTATGATATGCTTAATAGCCAAGCCCACCGCCTTGATTATTTACTCTACAACATACCACATGATTCCTTTTCTTTTTTCGACTACAAAAAAAATAAAACTTTTATTTATAATAAACCTTTTAAAACTCAAACAGCAGACTGCTACTCTTTAGTAAAAGAATACTACGAAAAATTAAATATAAATTTATTAGATAAACAAGACAGCAGAAATATTCCTGATTGGCATTTACAAAATCCCAACTTAATACAGCAAATTTTTAATTTAAACCGCGAAGAAAATGAACATGTTTTTAATCAGGTTGACACTAAACATCTAAAAAAACATGATATTTTGTCTTTTGAATTAGTAAAAGACAAGGGACCTATTCATGTGGGGATTTACCTTGGGGATAATACATTCACGCATCATCCTCGCGGTAAATACCCGTGTATTGAACCATTAAATAAAACTTATAAGAAAAGAATTCATTCTGTATTTCGATATGAAAAATTTAACTAAAATTACTGTCCATGGAATTTTATCGGAGCAGCTTGGCCGCTCTGAGTGGAACCTATCTGTAGATAGTGTTGGAGATGCCGTAAGAGGAATCGAGTGCAACACAAAAAACTTTTTCCGACAATTGTTAGAAAACGACAAACAAAATATTAAATATAGAGTTCTAATAAATGACCAAGATTTCGGCATAGAAGAAGGAAAAAACGTCAACAGCGAGGAAGGATTAATGTCTTCGGAGCTGGTAATGAAGAAACAAGATATTAAAACTATAGATATAGTGCCGGTTATTGAAGGTGCGGGAGATTGGGTGGCTATCATAGCCGGAGCATTTCTGATCGCTAGCGGATTAGGAGTTTTTGGGGCAGGAGGCCTTCTAGGTGCGCTGGGTGGCGGAGCAATGGCTAAAAGCGCTTTAATACTAGGAGGTATTGGTTTGGTTGCGGCAGGAGTCACGAATCTTTTAACAGAAATGCCAAAATTTGGAGACTTTAGGGAAATAGAAGGGGGTGGGGCTAAGTCTTACCTTTTTAATGGCCCTGAAAACACAGTAAGAGAAGGCGGTCCTGTGTTCGTTGGGTATGGCAGACTTTTGGTCGGCAGTCACGTAATACAAAGCTCTGCGGATGTAGTAGATATTGATGCAGATATCCCGCGTCCTGATGCTAAATGGGGAGAAACTAAATATGGATTAAAATATAATATTCCAAATCAGATAGACACTTCCAGTTGGAACGGATAAAAATTAAATAAAATGGGCAAGAAAAAACAAAAAAAGGGGAGACCGCAAATAGTAGATATAGCGGCCGTAAGAAAATATGCTGGCGCAGAGGATTTAGCCAACAAAGGGCCTCAGTACGTTATATCTCGTTCTTACTCTGAAGTAGTAGACCTTATCTCAGAAGGACCCATAGAAGGAATAGCTAGCGGGAAATACAGCTATAAATATGACTCTTCTAATACCACGGGATGGAAACAGGTTAATTTTGATGTATATACAGCCACAGGAACCGACGCATCAAACACGGCGATGAGTCAAGGATTAGGATTTTTAAGATCAGTTTATTGGAATGAAATTCCCCTAGTAGATAAAGACGGATATTATAACTTCCCTTCTATTAATATTAATTATGTAAAAGGCAATCCGACAGGAGACGTTCCTAAACTTGGCGCCGACCTACCGGGCTACGGAGATCTCAGCTCTTCAGAGCAGCTTGATCTTTCAATAACCAGAGCAGTGGGAGAGAGACTTTACGGGCCAGAAGTAAAAGGAGGAGACGCTAGCCCAACGTCTACGCGCCAAGCTTCTTTAAAAGGAGATATAGATAAATATGCTAAGACATATACTATCCTCAATAAAGAATGCTCAGCTATCCAAGTTAACATAAAGGTCTCTGCACTTTTTGAAAATATTATGGCAGGGCCGAAGACGTACAAAAAATCAAAATACCTTCGGGCTTGCGCAAAAGCTTCAACCGGATACGGAGATACTAAAGCAAGAACTGTAGAGTACAGTATTTATTATCAACCTATTTTTGACGACAGATTCGGCAATCAAACTCAAACCAACCTCAACAAAAGCGGACTTTCTGCATACAAATGGACCCTTGCGAAAAAAGAAACTATAACAGGTAAAATAGATGAACCTTATATACGTACGACTAACATAGACATAACCGATGCTGGATTTATGGACAAAGAGGGTTTTGAAGGTTGGAGGATAAGAATAGTCAGGACCACTCCGGAATCCCTGACTTCATTTTTAAGAAATCAGACTTTTGTAGATTCTCTTGTCGAAGTATATGGCACAAAATTGAGTTACCCTTATTCAGGCATGGTATATAGCTTATTTGACGCCCGAAGCTTTCAAAGAATGCCTCATCGAGCTTATGACACTAAGCTGTTAAAAGTTAAAGTACCTAATAACTATAATCCTATTTTAAAAAGCTATGGCAAAAGCGATGGATCTGGGTCCACTAAAGAAAACTGCACACTTACAGAAGAAGATTCCGGCGCTTCGAATTACAAAATAACTAAATGGACGCGCTCCAGCGTTAACCCTGAAGACTCTGTGTGGGATGGTGAATTTAAAAAAGACGCGAATGGGGAGTTTCTGAAAGAATGGACTGACAACCCAGCGTGGTGTTTTTATGACCTATTGACTAACCCTCGTTACGGTCTTGGCGAATACATAGATTCTTCTAATGTCGATAAATGGGCACTTTATGAGATAGCTCAATATTGCGATGAATTAGTAGACGACACTTACGGAGGGTTCGAGCCTAGATTTACTATAAACTACATTATTACTTCCCGCGAAGAAGCTTTTAAAGTATTAAATGATCTAGCCTCAATATTTAGAGGGATAGCTTATTATGCAAATGGAAGTATTTTTTCTGCTCAAGATAAATTTAAGGCTCCTGTCTATCAGTTTAATAACTCTAATGTTCTTGAAGGTAATTTTACTTATTCTAGCTCTGCGAAAAAAGCAAGACACACTGTGGCTATAGTTCGCTATAACGATAAGAGAAATTCTTTTCAACCTGCTATTGAATACGTAGAAAACGAAGAAGCGGTCAGAAGATACGGCATACGAGAAATACAAACAACTGCTTTAGGCTGCACAAGCAGAGGTCAGGCAAGACGATTTGCTAAATGGATATTAGCTAGTGAATCTGAAGAAACCGAGACGGTATCCTTTACGGCCGGATTAGAAGGAAGTTATTTGAGGCCCGGTGATGTTATACAAATTTATGACAACAATATTAGCCCATTAAAATATAGCGGCAGGACTAACATAGTTCGCCCTTTAACTATTAACAAAAGCAGGGCTTTAAACTACGACTTTGAAGACAGTAATAATGTCAATAGTATAGTCTTGGATCAGTCTTTAAATTTTGAAGCAGATAAAATTTATGAACTTTCACTCCTAACTCCTACTTACGATTATTCGTCTAGTAGTGCGAACTCGAGCCAAGAACAGGATGGTGTAAGAAGAAGTCATATACAAAAACTTTACTTTAATGGTTCTGACACCAACGTGCTTTACGGGACGAATGGGGCTTACAGGTCTGACACTATCATTACAGGAGCTCCTGTTTGCACTCAAATCTTTTTTAACAGCGGACTTGGTATCCAAAACGACGGGACTGTAGGAGTGCTAGACAATACTTACAGCAATCAAACTGGAAACCAACTTGACTTTCGTAATTATGTTATCACTGGCTATACAAATAACAACGTAAGCCCTAATTCACCGGGAGAGGGCTCTATTTCTGTAGATTATTCAGGGGGCTGTTTCTCTGGAGAAAACTTAATATGGAGTGTTGAACCCGCAGATAAAAATGACCCAGATTATATAGACGGAAATTATCTAAACTATAAGGTCATCAATGCTAAAGAAGAAGCAAACGCGACTCACTCTATCGCTGCGCTTTTGTATTCGAGCGGAAAGTACGATCAAGTAGATAGTGTAAACACAGCTTTTTCAGATGTAGCTAGCGCTTCAGGATTTTTTCCAGTCTTAGATGTAGTTGGTTTTGTTAACGCAGACGTTGACACTTGGGTAGAAAATTATCCTGAACAGACTTATCTTCCTGATGCTTCTTCTGATGGAATAAAGAGTAATAAAAATCTTTTAGAGGTTGCGGAAGATTACCCTTATATAGGTACTCGAGGAGAAAATAGAGATATGTTAAGCATGTTGATAGATTTTTCAACCGCGAAGCTTAGGGGTAATTTTAATTTAAGCAGTAGCGAAACAAAAACTATATCTAGCACAGATAACAAAACCGAAACAGACCAAAATATTTTAAACTACTCTGTTAGCATTATAACCTCGGGTGACCCTTTAATAACTAAAAACTGGATCAACGGTAACCCTACTACTCCTGTCGACAGCGTTACTTATATAGTTGATGCAGAACATTACGAAACAGTAAGGTCTAATGAAGTGGCATTAATAACAAAAGATGATAAAAAGTATTTTCTGGATGATTTTAGTCGAATAAAACTAGAAACTTTAGTAAGCGAAAAAGTAGCTCATTATGTTGTTGTTTACCCTATAACAGATGCAGGAACAGTAGGGCACGGCCTGCTTAATAAATTTAACGTGCCTAATTTAGCTCAAATTGATAACTACATAGTTAACCCTGTAGGGACTAAATTAATCACTTCGTTAAAAACAGAAGGAATAGGAGGGAATCCAGCTAATAGCGGTGTTATAACAACTGAATCTGAAGAACCTACTTTCGTATGGAATGTAAGTGATCCAGAAGGGATATATAATGAAGACCCTGACATTACTGAAACTGAAGGTAATATAACTATCGGTAATACTAAAGCTTACGAAATGTTTTACCTTAACGATCTTTTAAATTATAGAGTCACAATAAGAGAAAACAGTACTAAAGTATCCCCTAATATACCTAGCGACACTATTTACTATGAGTTTACCGGTTATAGCTCCCCTACTTCATCTCCCAGTTTCGTCTTTGATTATCTTTATAATACCCCAAATGTAATTAATGATATACAGCCCACAACTAGCCTAACTTATACCGGCTCTAATGAAAATGCCAGAGGTTACTCGCGTTACGAAAATGCAGGACCTAATAATAATGAGATTTTTTATAAGGTGGACCCAAGCGGTTTTGTGGTTAAAGATTATCCTAAATTCCCTTTACGTAATTTTGACATTGTTGTTGAGGTCCAAGGAGCAGATGGAGTCACCAGTTGCAACAATCCGCTTTATGCAAATACCATTGGAGGTTACTTTACCGCACAAGGGACTTCTTTAGAATTATTTAATGATGGCGCGAATATTGACGCAAATTATGACATCATGTCGATCTCTATCGATTCTCCAAGTGGCCTATTTTTCGCCCAGCAACACGATAAAGATAACCCTTCTAATCCCAACAGAATTACTTATTTGAGCGATAGGAAAGCCTCTATAAATGAGTATCCTTATATGGCTCAAGCAAGTATTTATCCTAACGGTTATTTATACCTCTCAATTAACCAAGTAGAAAAAACTAATGGGGAACTTACTATTAATGAAGAACAGTTCGATAACTATTTCAATAATACAGTTGGGCTAGTTTATTACTACACTACAGGAGATAATTCAGTTGATTATGAAGGAGACACCTTAGTTTCTTTAAATGCATCGCCTGACTTTAGAGTAGAAATCGATAATAGAGTAGGTGAAGTTTTCTCGGCTGACACGGATGCAAATATAGACAGCTTGAGGGCTTCTGCCGTAAATAGCGATGGGACTGCTTTTGCAGGGATAGTAAAAGGTTTGCCTTCTGATTATAATGGATTAGTTCACCGAGGGTATTACCTTTTTGGTGATGATGTAGATCTAGAAACTATACAGATTCCATTTCCTCATGTAGGAAGAAGGGATGTCCAAAATATTAGAGTGGCAATGGCTTTCTTTGATAATTTATCTTTAAAAAGAGCCTTTGATGATACTGATGACGCTACTCCTATATATGTAGAAAGCTCCTCAGGCAAAAGGCTAGCTAAAATCTTCACTGATACCGACCTTAATTTCTCAACCAAGGTAACAGACCTTGAAACTAAATATTCAGTTGAAGCACTAGAAAGGACAGAGGAGGAGGACGGGAAGAAGCCTTTCGTTGAACAACCCGGAACAGCTATCTTTTTATCTGAGGACAGCGTTTTAAGTTCTCACGATGCCGCGCTCGCTTTCCGCGGCTGGGCAGAAGTGGTTATCGGAGCCACAGCGAAACAAGCGGAGATCCTGAGAACTGACACGAAGCTTCTTCACACCCTATCACTTCTTAGTGATGTCCCTATAAATGGCCCTTACGCACAGATGGAAATTAATAAAGAGTCTTATGAAACAGGAGACCCTATTGAAGGCTTACCTAACGGGAATACATACAAAACTCCTATAAACCCATCTTTCAAGAAAGGTGTTATAGATCTTAGTTCAGTAGAAGTTTACTGCGCTGCATATGGCGATCCCGCCGCTATTGGTAAAGATGGAGGAGATCGAGAAGCAGACCGCAGGGTTATTAGATTAGTTGTCCCTTTTGAAGGGGTCACTTATGATATTGATAAATATAGTGTATTATGTGATGTTTATGAGGGAGATACGTGGAACTGGGGCGCCGCAGGAAATGAGCCCCCGGGAAGACCTAAATTTAGATTTATGACAGATTCTACTAGATATTGGGTTAGTAAAGAAGAATCTCAATTTACTATTGACATAAGCCAAGAGGGCGCTCCTTATCCGTTAGGCACGGAACTTATGGCACAAAGAAATTTTCCCCAAGTTGTTGATTTTATAAAGGGAGGAGCAATGAAAATCAATATTAGAGTTTTAGCCACAGACGAGTAAAATAAAAGTATGAAGCCTGAAGTTTTTGATGGTTCTATCCAACAAGGAACTAATCATCTTTATGTCACTACAGAAAGAGTTGTTGTTTGCAGGAACGGGGCCTTTGTGAAGATAGGGGCTAATGAAATATTTTATCGATTAGAAAACGCAGAGACGCTTAATTTAAGAAAAAAATTTACGTGCGATGATAAAGAATTAACTTTAAAAGGAAATCTTGTTTATAAAATAGCGCCCAATGACACTTTAAAAATTACTTTTGAAGAATATGAAGGAGTAGCTGTTTCTAATATAAAACCTAATCAATCGAAATACAATCTTGGCGAAAAAATATACGCTCAAGGCGGTGTCACTTCCAGTAGCAGTAGTAATCTGACGGGAGAATACACAGAGCTGACAGTAACTAAAGTAAGTGACTCAGGAAAAATTGAGCAGCTTGAAATAACTTCTCCGGGTAAATACATAAAACCACCTTCCAATCCTGTTAAAGTAATGGATAGCGACGGAGAAGTAATAGAGGCAGATATTGATTTCGAAGAAACCTCTCAACTGTCCATACTTGATCGTCATGTAGCTTTTGTTGAAGAAAGAGATAATAAAACTATTATAGGACTTTCTTACCCATTACCCCCTACAGTAGATAAAGGAGAATTCAACATATCTAAACAGGTATTATTTTTAGATAAAGCTTATGTAGGAGATTCTATAGAAAATCATAAATGCGAAATGACTTTTGACTTTTCTCCCGTGAACGGAATACCACTTCTCCCCCCTGCGTCTATTGATCCCCACTCTACATTCAATGAAGCAGTAAAGATTATTGAAGAGAAATTACTAGCGTTAGAAAAAAGAATCTCTAACGTAGAAAATCGGAATCATTAAAGGCTCGTAGGTTGTTG